ATGAAAAATTTATTTGCTTACGATTTCACCACCAATACCTATTATGCTTCCAAGACCACGCTGAAAAAGGCAAGCAATCCCAATTCTGCCGAGTATAAGGCATTGATGAAGTTAATGAGCCAGAACCCAAAGGCATCTGTCGCTGAAAAGTATATTAAACCGGCTATTGGAAAGGACAATCATAAGGGATTGACGAAAAAGTTCATCGAGGCGTATATCTCCATTCAGAGCAACGCCGACGACCTCAGACTCCAATATGAAAACGCAACCCGAATGGGTAAGTTTTCCTTTGTTCGTAAGTGGCTTTTTGATGTATTCCCCGATTTTAATATGGAAGCATCCAATCCAGTCCCCACGCCACTTTTAGGCCACAGGTGTAGGAGTAGTCAAGAAATAACCGGCTCTCCTACACCTTTTTCGACCTCTAATCACTACTTATGGATCTGCGAAAGCGCCTCTTTCAGCTTGTCAAATCCGAACATTGCCGCATAAGCCACCATGAACGCGAGGACCACCGCGGCAAACACCATATACCACACAATAGCGATCCCCTTGATGGAACAATATGCAAAGAAAGCGCCGAGCGTCAGCACCAGCGAAACGATCATCGCCAGAGCATTCGTCGGCAGCTTGTCCCAGGTTACTTTTTTGAGTACCTGTACCACAATGTTCGTCAGCACCACCAGCACGCCAATGATGCTGATGATGACAGACCAGTTCAGTACACTCTCCATATTCTTTTCCTCCTGTTATCCCGCCCCGTCTTCGGGCGGAGTAGAGTTCCCCTTGTCAGGCCATGAGTTGTTCTTGCTCAGGTTTTCAAACAGCGCCTTGAGACCGTAGATCAGCACCACGCCGATGATCTCCTTGAGCGCGACCTGTGACAAAGCCTCTGCGATCTGCTCCCGTCCGAGCAATGCAAGGATATAGCTGCACCATACCCATGCAAGTCCGTTGAGAATGCAGACCCACACGATAATCTTCATCGTGGTGACCTTGAACCCTGCTTTGGAAGAAGACGGGGGGTCCTTTTCAGGAACACCCCCATCCCCCTCCAAAATATCAGTGAACGGTTCTGCTTCTTTGCAGGCTTTCATTTTATCGGAAAGGCCGATGTCCCACCTGCTCACAGCGCCGCCACCTCCTTCTTATCCTCGTCCTGAAGGAAGTCTCGTTTCTTCAGCCGGACCTTATACACCTCTCGAATGTTCTCAATGGCAATTTCCGCACGGCTGTTTGGATACTCAGGGTTCTTTTCGCAATAATGCTCATACTTGTCGATATACCCAAGTACCTCTACGAATTCTTCCTTCGTATGACGGATCGGACGAAGCAGCTCATTGTTAAAGCGAAGGATCGCCGCTCGCCAGTCATCGGCCCGGCCTTGATCATCCGTTTTGATATGTGAGTCCAGCTTTTTCTCGATCTCGTCGAGGCGCTTTGAAATGTCAGCATTGATCGCCTTGCCAATGGCTTTGGCGAGTGCTGACCAGGGGTTGATTTTGACGGGGGCGATTTGCACCAGGGTCATAAGGATCAGGAGCAGACCTCCCCCGCCGGCTAAAATCTCTTGAATAGTCACATCTCAATCCTCCGGTGCGTTCATTCTGCCTTGAGCATGGCGATGAGCTCCTGATACTCGCTTTCGGTCAGCTTGCCGGCTGCGAAGAAAATGTCGATCTTTTCCTCAAGGCCGTTGGTCTGGCCGCGCTCGATCATGCGCTTCAGAGTGCGATACAGCATAGTCGTTTTCCTCCTTTCTCAATTATTCCGAGAGACCCAGCTCAAGCAGGGTCAGTCGGTATTCGTGATCCACGCTCATCGCGTCCGTATCCTGGACGATGGAGTCTGTGTTTTTCTGAGCGCGGAACAACGCATCGTTACTGCGGTCGACCTCATTGTCCTTACCCTTTGCAAGGTAGGCGTCGTAGTTCTCCCGCACGCTGGCAGCAAGTCCGGGCCAACTCTCGACCTCAACGCAGTATTCGTCATACTGGAACCCGTCAAGGCCTTCCTTGTCCTCGGCATCCTTAGCGATCTTGCACGCCTCCACATTCTGGTAGAGACGGACAAGACTTCGTTTGGTACCGGGGATCTCTTCCACAGTAAAGCTGCCGGGGTTGACCATTCCCTGTACTTTCATGAAAATCACTCCTTTTTATGCCGCCTGGTATGGCGGATATAATGCCTGAAGTCTTCTGCACTCCTTTCGGACGACTTTCTTCAGTGCAAACATCGTCTTGGGCTGATAATGTCTGTCCAAAACCTGCTGATGATTGCATTTGCGAAGCTGTCCGAGCCGTGAGATCAGCCCCGAAGCCCTCTTGAACGAGATGACTCGGTTCCTGTCTCTCCGGTAGTAGTAAAGATGAAGCGATTGCTTGAGCCGGAATAGATTGTGCTTTCGCAAGATCGTGTAACCGTGTCCGAATCGGTATCCCAGAGCCGATGGTAAGCGCGGACGGCGGTGCCGCTGCTTTTTCTTCGGCAAAGCCTGATGCGCTCTTTCGACCTTGGGCGTAAACCCGACGCGGAAGATCTGCCAGTTACCTTTGATCTTCATTCCGATCTCGGCAAGCCACTTCTTGATATCCTCCAGCAGCCTCCTCAGCTTTCGCTTGTTGGAGCCGAAGATCGTGAAGTTGTCCATCTGCCGCAGATAGTGCGATACGCCATACTGCTTTTGATGGATCATCAGGTCTAAGGGCTGGAGTGTCAAATGGAGAAACCATGCGGAGAAGAATGCGCCGATGAGGACTCCGTATTCCATAATGGCGTCGCACAGCCAGAGCGTTTCGGTGTCCTTGAACACCCGCTTCAAGGCTTCAATGACATACGGCGGATCAAGCTCCTCAAAGCAGTGGTAGATGTCGCACTCACAGCAATACTTCGTGCCCTCCACATCGTTCTTCATCCACTTCTTCAATGCCTTGACGCCGTAGGAGTTCCCTCGGCCGGGGACGCTTGCGATGCAGTACCGGTCCATGCTCCGCATAATGTGCGGGATCATCGGCTGCACAACAGCGTGGTGAACATATTGGTCCGGCCACAGAAGCGGCTCGTTGATGTCTCTCCATTTGCCTTTGCCGCTGTCCGCGTTGCGGTCCCAGCGCCGTCGCTTGAGGGGAGGGTGCATGTGCTCGTCTCCGTCGACCAGACCTTGGATGAATGCTCGGAGCTTCTCCACATATTCATCCATATTATTTTCGATCTCAATGACCTTTTTGTTCAGGCTGTGATTGCCGTTTCGCCGATGGCCGGCGTTCACTTCCTGAATTGCCAGACGAAGGTTTTCGTCTGATATGATCTCTTTGTAAACTCGAACTCGTTTCATCAGGGATGTTTTTCCTCCTTGTAGCCTCACAACCGTTCCAGCGCCGCGGGGTGTTCCAAGGCGAGACCTGGCCCGAAGTGTACTAAGCTGTGTCCTGTCGGCTTTTCTTCAGCCAGTGCTGTGCGGTCAACCGTGCGATATAGAAAGGGTGAGGAACCCCTACTACCAAATGGAGGGTTAGCCTGTGGCTTAGCAAGGATGCGACAGCCGATGTTGTCGTTCGAGTTCGACGTTCTGTTGTAGTTGACGTAGAACGGACCGTGATTCTGGTTCTGGTTATAGTTACCGCCATGGTGCAGGCACGGGTTACTACCGTTGAAGTTCCAGTTATCCGGGACCATCGTCTGCTGCACAGTTGACCCCAAATGTAAAATTATTGTTTTCTTAAAAATATCAGTGAAATGCAAGGGGAAGGGGCTGCGGCCCCCTCACCCCTGCACCCCTACCTCTATCAGGGGAATAGTCACGCCGCCTTTGGCGGGCGTTCCTGGAGGCGACAGCCGATGTAGTCGTTCGAGAACGACGAACTGCTGTAGTAGACGCAGAACGGACCGAGACCCTGGTCCTGGTAATAGTTACCGCCACGGCTCAGGCACGGGCTACTACCGTCGAAGTACCAGCTATCCGGGACATAGGTCGTTTGACTGCCGTTTGCTGCGCTCGGGAACAGTGCCCATTCAAGACCGCTTGCTGTCGGAATGGTGAAGTCGGACGGATAGCCCGAAGAGGGCGTGCCGACCAGCGTGCCATTCGCGCTGTCGCTGAAGTTGTTGGGATTGCTGATGACATTCAGGCCGTTATTGTTGTAATAGCAGCCGTCCATCCAGTCATAAACATTGTCCCACCAGCCTTCGATGTTGCGATACTGCGTAAAGCCGTAGCTGTCGCGGCTTACTGCGGTCGTACCGGTGTGATAACCCATCGCGTCAGTCTGGCCGTTGTTCATCTTAGAACCGCTCGTAGAGCAGCCTCTGCCGATGCGCTCGCCGTTCCAGTCGGCAAACTCCACAAGGAACAGCATGTTCACATACCAGAACTGAGCGAAGTCCATCTGCCAGAAGTTAGCGCCGAGGTTATGAATACCGCTGCGCGCCTGGCTTCTCGTGATGTTTACCTGCTGTGCGGCGCCCGTGGTGGACTTGTAGCCGCTGGCGCAGTGATAACGGCCGATGTAGGAGTAGTCCAGCTCGCCAAGGCCGTCTCCGCGATCCCGGTTCACAGGGTCAACAGAGAAGCCCTCCACATAACCGTCTGCGATCTGGAGCTTCAGCTTCTTGCCGGTCTTCGTCCACTTGAACCAATACTTCGGCTCCTTGACCTCAACGCCGCCGCTGCGGGTTTCCTTCACCATGCCGGACCACGGCATCAGGTTGTCGAAGGGAGAAGAACCGCTTCCGTTGTTCACTGCTGGGGACGGGTCACCGAAGCTTGCTGCCGCGTCCGTGCGCGTGCCCTTGGTCGGGCCGCTGCTCGTCCAGTCCCACTCAACACCGTAGATCGTGACGAAAGTGGCCGTCACATTGACAGTCGTATCAGACGCCGCTTTGTAGTTCGTACCCTCGGCGACCTTGACGGTGATTTTGGCCGTACCGGTCGTGTCATTCACGCTCTCCACGGTCACAACGCCGGTGCTTTGATTGATGGATTTGATTTTCGCGACGCTCGTGTTGTTCGAGGTGGCTGTGATCGTACCATTGCCCTTACGATTCACCGTGAAGGTGGCGGTCTTGGCGCTGCTCTTCAGTACGATGGAGCTCGGCGAATTGGTCACGCTGTTCGCGGCCTTGCCGATCGTCCACGAGGCCGTTTTGCCGCCGGTACTGCCGTCCGACCACTTGTAGTTGGAAGTCGGCGTAAAGGTGGCGCTGTAAGTGCCTGCGTTGGTAGCGGCCGTCACGGAAACGGTCATCTTTGCCGAATCATAGGCGGTGTTCCACGAAGGAGTCTTCGGGTTGCCGTCATAAGTCAGCGTGCCGCTCTGGGCGGGAACCGCCGCGATGGTGGCTCTGCCGATGGTCCACTTGATGGTCTTTGCCGCGGTCGTACCGTCCGTCCACATACCTTTCTTCAAGGTAAAGATCGCCGTGTACTCGCCGGCATTCGTCTTGGCAGATACGCTCACAGAGGAGTTCTCATTGTCGAAGTTCTTCCAGCTCGGCGTTTGGGCGCTGCCGTTGTAGGTCAGCGTGCCGCTCTGCGAAGGAATGGAAACGAGCACCGAGATGATCGTCCACTTCACTTCCTTGGCGCCCGTACTGCCGTCCGACCACTTGTAGTTGGAAGTCGGCGTAAAGGTCGCCGTGTACTCACCGGCAGCCGTACCGGAGGTATCGCCGCCAATGGTCATCTTGCTGGTGTCATAGCCGCTCCAGCTCGGCGTCTTGCTCGTTCCATCGGCAACAAGCGTCCCCGTCTGCGTCGGCAGAGCCGAGATGACAGCGCGGTCGATCGTCCACTTTACGCGGGCTTCATCCGTGCCGTCCGGGAACAGATAGCCGTAGGACAGTTTGAAGATCGCCGTGTAACTGCCTGCATCAGAGGCGCTCGTCACACCGGAGATCTCCATTTTGAGTGGATCGTAGCCGTTCCAGCTCGGCGTCTTGTCCGAACCGTTGTAGGTCGGAATATTCGTCTGCGTCGGAACAGCAATGGTCTTGCCCTGCACCGTAACAACAAGGTCGACACTCTTCGTAACACCTTCGTAGGTGTATTCAAGCTTCATGACCTGGCGCCCCAGTGTAGAGAAGTTCGTCGTCGGATAGGTGTAATCCAG